TTATATGAACCCTCCTAAATGTCATCCTAAATTGTATTAAAAGTATTTTTAATCTGATAGGAAGTGATGAAATACATGAGCCATACTCATAGCATAATTGACAGCGATAAGCATTTTACTATCGATCCTGTCAGTCGACTGATTAATAATGCTAGTGATAAATTGAAATTGATTCAGAATGATCACAATAAACTCAACAAAGAAATTTGCAATAACCGTTGACGATACCGGAGCCTTGTCTGCAACAGAAGTAACATAACAAAACCACGAAAGGAGGCGGTATAGATGGCTAAAGTTAAAGAGTCTTCTAGGAAGATGCGACCAGCGCTGACACCGGAAGCACGAGAAAACCAATTAATATCATTAGCCGTCGATTTAGCAGAGAAGCAACTGCAAGAAGGAACCGCTTCCTCTCAAGTTATAACTCATTATTTAAAACTCGGATCAACAAAAGAGAGACTCGAGAAGGAGAAACTGGAGGAAGAGAACAAGTTGCTTAGGGCAAAGACAGAAAGTCTTCAATCGCAGAAGAGAGTTGAAGAACTGTATATGGAAGCCCTTAATGCTATGCGAAATTACAGCGGCCAAGGTGATAAAGATGAGTATTAGAACTTATTCTGAGTTAATTACTCTAGTCACCTTTGAAGACCGATTTAATTATCTTAGATTAGATGGAGAAATCGGCAAAGAAACATTCGGATTTGACAGAATATTCAATCAAAGATTTTACACTTCAAAAGAGTGGAAAGACATTAGAGATTTTGTAATTGTAAGGGACAACGGATGTGATTTGGGAATCGAAGGTCATGAAATACATGGTCAACGAATTATTATTCATCATCTCAATCCTATCTCTTTGGACGACATCGATAAACGATCTGATATTCTATTGAATCCAGAATATTTAATAACTACAATTCATTCAACACATAATGCTATTCACTACGGAGATGAGAATCAATTGATAACATCTCCAGTTGAACGAAGCATGAACGACACTTGTCCTTGGAGACATTAAAAGAGGTATTGATATGGACAGCATATTAACATCTATTAAAAAGATGCTCGGAATAGCAGAAGAGTATGAGCATTTCGATGCCGATCTCATTATGCATATCAATTCCGTATTCTCGATATTAACACAACTTGGCGTCGGTCCCGAGGAAGGCTTCAGCATTGAAAATAAGTCATCAACCTGGGACGATTTCGTTTCTGAAAATTCTAATCTAGACGCTATAAAATCATACATGTATTTGAAGGTAAAACTTCTATTTGATCCTCCGCTTAGTTCTTCCGTTTCGGAGTCCATGAACCGAATGATCAGCGAACTTGAGTGGAGAATCAATGTCACAGTCGATAAGGGGGTGGTGTAATGTGGCAATACAATTATAATCCATGTTCTGATGAACTTTACCACCATGGAATTCTAGGAATGAAGTGGGGAGTAAGGCGTTATCAGAATAAAAACGGCACGTTGACTAATGCTGGTAAGAAGCGAAGACGTACTACTCTAAGCGATGACGCTAAAGAAGCCGGCAGGCTAAAGAAGAAAAAAGTCGGAGAGATGAGCAATGCAGAACTCCGTAGACTTACCGAGCGACAGCAATTAGAGAGAAATTATTCTCAACTTAATCCGAGTACCGTGAAAAAGGGCTTGCTAATAGCTGGAAGCGTTGCTGCTGCTTTAGGCACAGTGGTCAACCTCTATACAAATGGAAGTAAATTAATCAGTCTTGGTAAATCAGCAGCAGAGAAATTCGTAAAAAAATAAAGGAGACTTTAGATGGCATTATCAAACACGGCCACGCCAATTTATTACGGCCAGTTTCGTGATGCCGTAATTAGAGGCGAAATCCCAATAAACAAAGAAATCTCAATGGAGATGAACCGAATAGATGATCTAATTGCAAACCCCGGTATTTGGTACGATGACCAAGCTATCGAGGGTTTTGTTAATTATTGCGAGAATGAGCTCACATTAACCGATGGTGAAGATCTTAAATTACTCGATTCATTTAAATTATGGGCAGAGCAGATATTCGGTTGGTATTACTTTGTTGAAAGAAGTGTATACGAGCCATCTCCGGATGGTCATGGCGGTCGATACGTTACCAAATCAGTTAAGAAACGATTAGTAAACAAACAATATTTGATCGTAGCCAGAGGTGCTGCTAAATCAATGTATGGCTCTTGTATCCAGAACTATTTCTTAAATGTGGATACCTCAACCACACATCAGATCACAACCGCTCCGACCATGAAGCAAGCCGAAGAAGTTATGTCGCCTATTCGAACCGCTATTACCAGAGCTAGAGGACCGTTGTATAAATTCTTAACGGAAGGTTCTTTACAGAACACAACAGGCTCGAAAGCCAATCGCGTAAAACTAGCATCGACTAAGAAAGGCGTTGAAAACTTCTTAACCGGTTCGCTGTTAGAGATCCGTCCCATGAGCATTGACAAACTTCAGGGTTTACGTGCAAAGATAGCTACCATTGATGAATGGTTGTCTGGCGATGTAAGAGAGGATGTTATCGGTGCCGTTGAACAAGGTGCATCTAAGAATGACGACTATCTTATTGTAGCGATAAGTTCCGAAGGTACAGTCCGTAATGGAAGCGGCGACACAATCAAAATGGAGTTGATGGACATCCTTAAAGGTGACTACATCAATCCTCATGTGTCCATCTGGTGGTATAAACTAGATTCGATCGATGAAGTCTCTAATCCTGAGATGTGGATAAAAGCAAATCCTAATCTCGGTAAGACTGTTAGCTATGAAACGTACCAGCTGGATGTTGATAGAGCCGAGAATGCTCCGGCTACTAGAAATGATATCCTAGCAAAACGTTTCGGTATCCCTATGGAAGGATATACATACTACTTCACTTATGAAGAAACACTCCCTCATCGAAAGAGGGATTATTGGCAAATGCCATGTGCACTGGGCGGCGACCTTTCACAAGGCGACGACTTTTGTGCTTTTACATTTATGTTCCCATTATCAGGTGGAGCTTTCGGCATAAAGACTCGAAATTACATAACAGAGTTAACTCTTATGAAACTGCCGGCAGCCATGAGAGAAAAATACAATCAGTTTATGAATGAGGGTAGTCTTATGGTTATGCCCGGAACCGTTTTGGATATGATGCAAGTTTATGATGATCTTGACAACCATATTACGGAATGCGGTTATGATGTTCGATGCTTTGGATTTGACCCGTATAATGCTAGAGAGTTTGTTGAAAGATGGGAAAGAGAAAATGGTCCGTTTGGTATTGAGAAAGTTATACAGGGTGCTAAAACAGAATCCGTTCCTTTGGGTGAGTTAAAGAAACTCTCTGAAGAGCGGATGCTTTTGTTTGACGAGCAACTTATGCAGTTTGCAATGGGTAACTGTATAACCCTTGAAGATACAAATGGTAACCGAAAACTATTAAAGAAGCGATATGACCAAAAGATCGATGCTGTTGCGGCTATGTTGGATGCTTATGTCGCTTTTAAGCTTAATAGAGAAGCTTTTGAATAGGAGGAACTTATGTTGCTACTATAGTTGGTTCTGCTGTTGTAAGTGTAGGAGTTACTGCTGTAGCTGCCTTGTTCCAAATCAAGAATTCATGAGTCGCGCTTGACTACAAATACATGAGAGACACATTTCGATAATAATTAATGCAAAGGAGAATTCAAAATGGAGAAATCATTAGGATCTAGGCTTAAAAACGCCTGGAATGCATTTAAGAATAGAGACCCTACGTCCAATTATAATTGGGACATAGGAGCTTCATATTCATATAGGCCAGATAGGATTCGACTAACAAGAGGCAACGAACGATCTATAAGCACATCTATATTCAATCGAATAGCGCTGGACGTATCCGCGATAGATATCAAGCATTGCCGATTGGATGAGAATGATAGATTCGAATCTATAATCGATTCTAATCTCAATAATTGTTTAAATTTAGAGGCTAATATAGATCAAACAGGTCGTGCTCTTAAACAAGATGCTGTTATGTCTATGCTTGATGAGGGATGTGTTGCGCTTGTTCCAGTTGATACAACAGTAGACCCAAACCTTACTGACTCATATGACATTTTATCATTAAGAACCGGTAAAATTCTGGATTGGTATCCGGAGCATGTAAAGGTAAGAGTATACAACGATCGAACCGGAAGAAAAGAGGATATTATAGTTCCTAAACGTACAGTAGCTATAATCGAAAATCCTCTTTATGCGGTTATTAATGAACCTAACTCTACCATGCAACGTTTGATAAGAAAACTAAGTCTATTGGACATTACCGATGAGCAAACCGCTTCTGGTAAATTGGATTTGATCATTCAATTACCGTATCTAATAAAAACAGAAGCAAGACGACAACAGGCTGAACAACGTCGTAAAGACATAGAAATGCAGCTTGCTAGTTCTAAGTATGGTATCGCTTACACCGATGGTACTGAACATATTACTCAGTTAAATCGCTCAGTGGAAAACAATCTATTGAAGCAGATTGAATCCTTAACGAACATGTTATATAGCCAGTTAGGGATTACACAGACCATCTTGGATGGTACTGCGGATGAGAAAACGATGCTTAATTATTACAGTAGGACGGTTGAGCCTATAGTATCAGCCATCACTGATGAATTAAAACGAAAGTTCTTAACAAAAACGGCTAGGTCACAAAAGCAGACTATCCTGTTCTTTAGAGATCCGTTCAAGCTGGTGCCTATTAATAATATTGCCGAAATAGCTGATAAGTTTACTAGAAATGAGATCATGACGTCCAATGAAATACGACAGATTGTCGGTATGAAACCGTCTGACGATCCGAAAGCAGACCAGTTAATAAACAGCAATATTAGTCAGCCTAATAGTACTCAAGAAGTACCGTATGAAGAGGGGCAGTACGATGTTCCTTTGAGTGAAGAGCCAACTCAATAATTTAACTAAAGGAGGAAAATCAAAATGGGAAATTCCAAGTATCCTGATTGCGACTTTTCAGGCTGGGCCACGCGCAATGATTTGTTATGCGGCGATGGCCGAGTAATCAGAAAAGATGCATTTAAGGGAAATGACGGAAAGAAAGTATCCCTTGTGTGGAACCACATTCACGATGACCCGAATGCTGTGCTCGGTCACGCATTTCTTGAGAATCGCGATGAAGGTGTCTATGCGTATGGCTACTTTAACGATTCCGAAGCCGGATGCAATAGCAATAAATTAGTTCACAATGGAGATGTCAGTTCATTGTCCATTTGGGCTAATAAATTGAAACAAAACACAATGTCAAACGGCTGTAAAGAAGTAGTTCATGGCGAGATACGAGAGCTTAGTCTTGTTCTTGCCGGAGCAAATCCCGGCGCATATATCGATTGCGTCATGGCACACAGCGATGATAGCGATGACGAAACCATTGCAGAACTGTATGCGGGGTACAACGAAAATATTGTTATCCATTCTGCGAACGAAGCAGAGGAAAATAAAAATGCTACTGAGGAGGATAATAAAGTGGCAGAAAATACTGAAAATAAGACCACCAATGAAGGTGAGAAAACCGTAGCTGACGTGTTCAACGGATTTACTGAAGAACAAAAAAACGTAGTTTACGCAATGATCGGCGCGGCACTTCAAGAGGCCGGTGTTACCGATGAAAATGAAGAATCTGAAGGAGGAAACGAAAACATGAAACACAACGTATTTGATCAGGAAGATCAGAACCAGGAGAACGTACTTAGCCACGATGCAATGGAGACCATCATCAATGACGCTAAGCGTTTCGGAAGCCTTAAAGACAGCTATTTGGCTCATGCTGAAGAGTATGGTATCGACCAAATCGATTATCTGTTCCCCGAGGCTAAATCGCTCACAAACCATCCAGAGTTTATCAAACGTGATATGGACTGGGTGGCCACCGTTATGAACGGCGTTCATCACACTCCTTTCTCACGCATTAAGTCAGTATTCGCTAATATTACCGAAGACGACGCTCGTGCAAAAGGTTATATGAAAGGAAATCTTAAAAAAGAAGAGGTATTCTCTTTGCTTAAGAGATCAACTACTCCTTGCACCATTTACAAAAAGCAGAAACTTGATCGCGATGATGTTATTGACATCACCGATTTCGATGTAGTAGCTTGGCTTAAGTCTGAGATGCGTATGATGCTTGACGAGGAAATCGCTCGTGCAATTCTTATCGGCGACGGTCGTCTTGCTTCCAGCGATGACAAAATCAATGAGCAGAACATCCGTCCTATCGTATCGGATGCAGAACTTTATACTATTCAGCAGAAGGTTTCCGTTGCTGCGAATGCTACCGCTGATGATAAGGCTAAAGCCATGATTAAAGCTGCTGTTAAAGCACGTAAGAATTATAAAGGTTCCGGTAACCCCACATTCTATACTACTGAAGATTGGCTGACTGATGCTCTTCTTCTCGAAGACACTCAGGGCCATCGTCTGTACAAGAATGCGGGCGAAGTTGCAGACGCTATGCGCGTAAGCAAAATCGTAACCGTTCCTGTTATGGAAGGCGCTAAGGGTAAAGCCGGCGGTGACCTTATCGGTATCATCGTTAACCTTGCTGACTATTCTGTTGGCGCAGACAAAGGCGGCGCGGTTAACATGTTCGACGACTTTGATATCGATTACAACCAGCAGAAATACCTTATCGAGACAAGATGCTCGGGTGCTCTTACTAAGCCTTATTCGGCCATTGCTCTTGAACTTGAAACTGCAGCTGGCTGATTAAAACATAATTAATTTAAGGAGGATTACACCATGGATAAGATATTCGATCAAGCTAAAGACAAAAACGTAGCCGCTCTTGTAATCTACGGCAAGTCTGGTGAGTCATCACCTGCCGCTTATGCGGATTCCGCTTGTACTAAGAAGATGAAGACAAGCGAGCTTAAGGACGCTGTTCTTAAACGTGCCGTTATTCAGATCGGAGAAGACATCTTCTTCCCGATTTCGTTTGCTGTATCTAGCAAAATTGGCACCGTTACGTATGCAAAAGCCGGTACAACTGCCGGCACAGCAGCGACTGGCACTCTTGCAGCAGTTGCCGACTAACTAATCGAGGTGAAAATTCAAAATGGCGAAATGGTTCGGAAAAGTTGGTTACGCTGAAACAATAGAAACGAAACCTGGAGTATGGAAGGAAGAAATCACGATACGAGAGTACTTTGGCGACTTAACTAGAAATACTCGAAGGCTTCAATCATCTGGTAACCTCAACGATAATATCACAATCGCAAATGAGATTTCTATTGTGGCTGATCCTTTCGCCTATCAGAATTTTCATGCGATGCGTTATGCCGAATTAATGGGTATTAAATGGAAGATATCAAATGTCGAAGTTCAGTACCCTAGATTAATACTGACTTTGGGGGACGTGTACAATGGCTAGTAGACTTCAACTACAAAGCGAGCTAGAAGAATTGCTCGGATCAAAGAATGTATATTATCAACCCCCAGAATCCATAAAAATGCAGTATCCGGCAATCGTATATTCTCGTAGCGATATTGAGAATACTTTTGCCGATAATGCTGTTTATAAACAATCATATTTCTATGAGCTAACCGTGATTGACGATGACCCAGACAGTGAAATAGTGGCAGCCGTTTCGAAGTTGCCAACTTGTCGATTCAATCGACATTACACTGCTGATAATCTTAATCACGATGTATTTACTTTGTATTATTAAAGGAGGAAATCCACAATGGCAAAACTTAAATGGGACCAGACCGGTGAGCATTTGTACGAAACCGGTGTCAAGAACGGTGTACTTTATCTTCTGGATACCAGCGGAAAATACACAAACGGTGTAGCTTGGAACGGCCTTACCGCCGTAACCGAGAGTCCGTCAGGCGCAGAGGCTACCGCCCTTTACGCTGATGATATTAAATATCTGAATCTTCTTTCTAATGAGGAGTTCGGCGCCACAATCGAGGCCTATACATATCCGGATGAATTCGCGGAATGCGACGGCTCTTCTTCGTTGGCTGATGGCGTTTTCATCGGTCAGCAGAAACGTAAGACTTTCGGCATGTGCTATAGAACGACTCTCGGTAACGATGTTGATGGCAATGACCACGGCTACAAACTTCACTTTATTTATGGCGCTATCGCTGCTCCTTCAGAGAAAGCGTATGCGACTATCAATGATAGTCCTGAAGCTGTAACTTTCTCATGGGAGCTTACTACAACTCCTGTGTCTGTTTCTGGCTTTAAACCTACAGCATCACTGGTTATCGATTCGACTAAAGCAGATGCTACTAATCTTGCCGCACTTGAAGTAATTCTTTACGGTAAAGACCCCACAACTCAGGATGGAAACGATGGTGTAGTGCCTCGTCTTCCTCTTCCGGATGAAATAGCCACTCTTATGGCTAAAGAAAATGGCTGATAATCAATCAGTGAAATAACCTATTATGGGCCGTATTCAGTAAAAAACTGGCGGCCCTTTTATTTTTCAAAATTGAAAGGAGAAATTATTATGTTAAAAAAGACCATTACTTATTCCGATTACAATGGCGTAGAGCGCACAGAGGACTTTTATTTCAACCTCACTAAGGCTGAGGTTATGGAAATGGAGATGAGCACATCTGGCGGACTGGCTGAAGCGATTAAGAGAATCATAGCGGCACAGGACGCCCCGTCCATAATCAAGATTTTCAAAGAACTCGTTCTCAAATCATATGGCGAGAAGAGTCCTGATGGTAAAAGGTTTATTAAATCTGAGGAGATCGCAACTGCTTTCTCGCAGACCGAAGCTTATTCCACTATCTTTATGGAATTAGCGACAGACGCAGATGCTGCAGCGAAATTCGTTAACGGCATTATCCCTGAACCTCCTAAAGAAGATAAGTCTGAACATCCTGCTTTGAAAACAAAATAACTAAGAATACGATGAGAGGCGTACGACATGCTTAAAATTACAATACCTGAAACTGAATTGTGGGATGAAGCAAATCAAGAATTTATCACCACGAAAGAGCAGACGTTGGAATTAGAGCATTCGCTCGTCTCTCTTTCAAAATGGGAATCAAAATGGTGTAAGCCTTTTCTTTCAAAGGAAGGAAAAACCAGAGAAGAATCCGTAGATTATATTAAATGTATGACGATCACGCCGAATGTCGATGACGACACATACAATTATCTAACTAATGAAAACATTAACCAAATTAATAAATATATAGAAGCTCCAATGACTGCTACATGGTTTAATGAGACAAATAATCAAAAGAATAGTAGAGAACAGGTTACAGCAGAGCTTATTTATTATTGGATGATAGCTTTAAGCATTCCACCCGAATATCAGAATTGGCATCTTAATCGCCTCTTAACCCTTATCAAAGTCTGCAATATTAAAAATCAGACTCCTAAGAAGCGGAGTAAGAGAGATATATTGAGCCAACAGGCGGCTTTAAATGCTGCTAGAAGAAAACAACTTAACACGAAAGGATGATCTATATGACCGATGAATTGAAAGAACTTATTACTTCAATGCCTCTTTTAGATGGCGAAGAAATTACAGAGGAAACTCTTGAAGAATTAAGCGATAACAAAGGAGATGAGGACTAATGTCATTTACTAACAGCCCGTTGGTTAATTACGTAAAAATCTCACCCAACAAAAATGTAAACAGAAAACATGCAATTGATACTATAACCATTCATTGCGTAGTAGGTCAAGTTAGTGTTGAACGACTTGGAGAAATATTCGCTCCGGTTCGTAAGCAAGCCTCTTCCAACTATGGTGTCGGTTACGATGGACGAATTGGTATGTATGTTGAAGAAAAAGACCGTTCTTGGTGCTCATCTTCAGCTTCAAACGACCATCGAGCTATAACTATTGAAGTGGCATCCGACACCAAAGCTCCGTATGCAGTAAGACCTGCAGCTTATGCTAGTCTGATTACTCTTGTAACAGATATCTGTAAACGAAACGGCATAAAAGAGCTTAAATGGAAAGCTGATAAATCACTCATAGGTCAGGTAGACAAGCAGAACATGACCGTACATAAATGGTTCAAGAATAAAGATTGCCCCGGTGCATACTTGTATGATCGAATGGGCGAAATCGCTGCGGAAGTTAACAAGAGACTCGGCGTGACCGAAAAGGAACCCGAAAACAACAAGCCGCAAGAGGTTGCTCACGTAATCAAAGCTGGCGATACCGTTACTCTTTCAGCGGGGGCAACTTATTATAACGGTAAATCAATCCCGTCATGGGTTATGAAGAAAGCTTGGATTGTAGAAAGCGTAAAAGGTGATAGAGCCGTTATTAATAAATCGGCAGACGGAGCCAATTCAATTTGCAGTCCTGTAAATGTGAAGTTCCTTGTATCAGCAAACACTACTACAAAACAAGAAACCGTTAGTAAACCAGAAGAGCCTACATTTTCATCGTATATCGTTAAGGTTAATGTTACGGCTCTTAACATTCGTAAAGGCCCCGGAACAAATTATGCTAAGACTGGATGCATAAGAGATAGAGGACAATACACAATTGTCGATGAGTCATCTGACTCCGGTTCTTCAAAAGGTTGGGGAAAATTAAAGTCGGGTGCTGGCTGGATAAGCCTCGACTATGTATCAAAACTTTAAGGAGTTTTTACCATGATAACGTTCAGACAAAAGGGCGACTTTTCCAAGTTGACTAATTTTTTAGAGCGAGCCAAAAACGCCGTTAAAATCGGCGATCTCGATAAGTATGGTCGAGAAGGGGTAGCCGCTCTTGCGTCTGCAACACCTGTTGATTCTGGATTGACTGCCAGCTCGTGGTATTACGAAATAAGCAATCAAAATGGATCAGCAACTATAAGTTTTTACAACTCAAACGTAAACAAAGGGGTTCCAATAGCTATTATTTTACAATATGGGCATGGAACTCGAAACGGAGGCTGGGTGCAAGGGAGAGATTATATCAATCCTGCGATTCAGCCTATTTTTGATAAGATCACAGAGGCTGCGTGGAAGGAGGTTACCGGGTTATGAGTAAAACAGTAGACGAGAGAGTCGTGTCAATGAAATTTGACAATGCTCAGTTTGAAAAG